CGGTTCCGTTGTTCCGCCGTCAATTTGGTCAAATCAAACATTTCGTGTCGCCATTGGTTGGGTGGGGAATTCAAACCGTTGGTAAACCTTTAGTTTTGCAACGATTTCCTTGGGCAATCCGGTTTTGGCATCCCACGCGGAACCATCCCCACCACCGGCGGATGTGTACCGTTCGGATTCATCCTTTTTGGATCGACCACCGATCCCAATGGATTTGCGGCCCTTGCGCCGGAATTCGGCCTCCACACCCTGTAGGATCGCCACAATCACATCGGGTGGTGCGCCATCATATCCCCATGTGTAGTCAATCCTGATGCGATTTCGACCGCGTGGGCCTTGGTTGGTCAACACAATGGCATCCGGTGTCACGCGGTATTGTTTTGGATCAACCAACGATCCACCGGTGCCATCGGTTTCCCCACCAAAGTATAAATTCTGAACACTAACGATCGGGGAATTTTGTGGCGCGACAACATCGGATTCATTGGCATCAAGGATTTCACCCACAATGGGCACCAATGAAAATGACGTTTCCGTGAAATTCAACACGGCGGTTTCAACCGATTCGCCGAACAACGTCAATACGGTGTCATATTTGGTTTCGGCCAATTCGATCAATAACCATTCTTTAATTTGATCCAATGTCACAAATTGCAACGCCATCGGTCATTCCCCTATTTCTTTTTGACTTTTTTACGGCGGCCACGATCGGCCATGGATCGATCATCGGCCTTGTCCGCCGGTGTTGCCGCGGACACGGAATCGGCGGATTCACCATCATCATCCGCTTTGGGTTTTGGTTTGGGTGCGGGTGCCGGTTTGGCATCGCCGGATTCAATGGCGTAATGCCCACCCGACAACCCATCACGTTCGCAATCCCCACCATCTTTTAAATGGGACGGGTGGGCCGCCAACATACGGGCCGCAATGGACGCATCCACCACGATCGAATCACCATTGTCGGCATACGCACCACCGCACTCGAGAACCGGCCACGGTGATCCCGGTTTGACGTTTTGAACGATTAATATTTTACATTTCACGATTGATACCTTTCATTTAAAAACCCCACCCCAATCAATGTTCGGGTGGGGTTGTTTATCCGCTTGGAAAACGAGAAAACAGAAACTAACCAAACCCCATAAAATTATGATGGTTTGATGTTGATGGCCATTGCGACGGATGTTTCTTCCGCACTTTGTGGCGTTCCCGCAAATGCACCGCGGAATTTCGCGGACATCAACAGTTGGTCACTGGATGGCAATGACGGTGCCGCCCATAAACGTGTCGCTTGACGAACGTGATTCATAAACCGTGTGCGGTCCACAATCAACATGTACGAACGATCCGTTTCAACCGGTGCCGCAAGGATTGTTCCCGTGGTATCGAGATCCTCACGAACCAATGATGATGTGACGCCCTGGACACCGAACACGGGTGGTACTTGACCGGTGACGTTGGATGCCAACCCGCCGAATGCAAATGCCGTGAACAATTCAGGAATCGCACCCGTGACCAAATCATGTTCCACACCGGTACCCATGATGTATCGAAGGTTTGTTTTTTCCACACCGAATTTGGTCAATTTCTTTAACAACTTGCTGAACAATAGTTTGTTCGCCGTGTCGTTGTGGTCGAAAACGATTTTTTCGGTTGCACCGGTGGCGATTTCGTTGGCGAATGCGCGTTTACGCAAACCATCGAATGCCTTGGAATATGATTTCGCAACACCGTTGGTGTCATCATCTTGGTGAGTGACCGCGGTATCACCATCAAGCAATGCACGTTCGTATGCACGGCGCACACCATCCATTGTTGCCCGACGCCATTTTTCAAGAACGGGTGGGGATGAATCGTCAAGAATGTCTTGGGTCATCAACACATGGACAACACAATTTTTCGATTCAACCGTGTATGACGCTTGTGACAATGATTGGGCCGTAAACGTGGCATCATCGGTTTCCAATTCACCTTCGAGCAATCCGAGGCATCCCGGTACACGCACAAGTGATGAATCCATTGGAAGGGTGTCGAATTGATCGCCAAGGATATGGGGAATTTCGAATTCTTCAAAATAGAATCGTGATTGGACCGTATCAATCCATTGACTGAAATCAGTGACGTTGAATGCCTTGGCCGCCGCTTCGAAATCCTTCCAACGCGGTGCCGCTTTGAAATGTTTTTCCTCGGGGTTGGGCGAACGTGACAACGCACATGCTTGGATTTCAACATCGTTCCACAATTTTTTAAGTGCGAATAATCGCAATCGTGTTTCGTCCGGCAACATACCGGTGGACGCCTTGGAACCAAAGTTCATTGGCGTGGAAACGGCGGACAAATCATCGTCACGCAATTTTTTGCCGAACAATCCGGCGATGGTGCGAACACCCATCATTTTGACGATTTCGAAATCGCCTTCAAATATTGCTTTACCACCTGCCGCCGGTGCCGCTTTTGATTTCAGCACATCGTACAGTTTTGAAACATTGGTCAACTCACTTTTGTCGTGGTTGCCGCCTTGGGCTTTTGATGACATTTGCATTCCTCCATTGAAATTAAAATTAAAGTAAAAATGTTAAAAGTTTATAAATGCAAACATCCGATTACTCGGCGTTGTCACCATTCATTTGCTCGGCAATTTTGCCAAGGACATCATCAATTGATTTCAGTGAATCGTTGATGGTGCCAACCGATTTTTCCAATTCCTTGACACGTTTGGATAATGATTTTTCGTCATCATCATCATCATCCTCATCGTCATCCTCATCATCGCCTTTTTTGCGATTGGATTTTTTCGATGCAGCCAACAATTTTTCGGTGGCCTCGATGTTTTGTTTTACATGTCCGGACATTTCACCGGTTTTTGTCACCAGTTCTTTGATTCCGTTCAATAGGGCTTCCGCCGTTTCTTTATCCATATCGGTAATATCCTCCTTTAATTGGCCAACAACGACCTGGATTCCTTGATCAATTTCTAGTGTTTTGAATGACCCATCAACGAAATCACCGGCCACGCGCACGTTGTATGCGTTTTCCGTGTTGCCAATGTTTTTGAATTCGTGCCCATCCAACCATTCCATTGCCGCTTTAGCATCGTGTATTTTCAAATCGAATATGACCGATTGAACCGCGGCACCATCATCCATGTTTTTGACATCACCGATTTGGTTGTTTTCATTTTGACTTGGCGGGTTTGGGTTTGTCAATTCGTGATCGGTTGTTTGGTTAAACGAAACACCGCGAACCATCAAATTCTTGCGTTGTTGTTTGGCCATTTGTCGTTGTTGGAATGTTGAACCCGCATTGCATGGGATCGCCACACCGGATAATTCCAACATTTCCCACACCAATATGACGGCGGGTTCCACGATATGCCCATCACCATCGAATTCTGGAGCTCGGATTTTGTGGGGAATGAACCCAACGGATACCGTTTTCAATATGGATTGGGCGATCAATGACCGGGCATTTTTTTGCCGTTCGGTCAATGGGCCCTTGGATGGATCACCGATCATGGCATCGAATTCAACACCGGCATCGGTTGGTTCCAATCGTTCAACCAATCCCACGGCGTAATCGGACATATACATGTGGTCCAAAAGGAATATGTTGTTTTTGCTGTAATTTTCAACATCAACCCCGGCGGGATCGAGTCGTTCGTCCACACGGTCGATGATGTTGGCGTTGGCCATACCCGTGATTTCCAATTTGCCTTCCGGGTCATATGCCTTTTGGTTGTCACCATCGGGCGTCCACAATTTGGATATGGCACCACGGGACATGCGGAATTCATCCCCATATCGGATGTATGGGTTGGTTTCCCATGAATCACCGAATCCGTATTTTTGTTGGCCGAATGTGGGCATAGACATTTTCTTTTTGCCACCATAAACCACCCGTTGACCGGTTGCGGGATCGAAACCCGATACCACCCCACGAAGTGACATATACAATTCAACATCGGGTTTATCGCCGACAATGACCAATCCGGATGACGTTTTACGTTCGGTTCTCATCAATATCCTCCAAAGCCCATTGGGCGATTTCATTACCCCATTTGATGGTCGGTATGATTGAGCATATTCTCAAATTGATCAACCCGCCATCGGCATCATCACGCCTATACTTGACAATGATGCCACAATAAATGCCAACCATCATCCCACACGCCATGATGGTCATGTATAAAACGATACCCAATTCGATCATCCATATGATCGTTTCAATGAAACCCACCGCATGAAACAATGCCACCGGCGCGATTACCGATGGCCATATGTATTTCCAATTGGACTTCACAAACGATGTGATCCGGTCCCATGTGTCAGTTAACATCCGGAATTTCCTCGTCATCATCCATGTATTCGCCCGCTACTTCATAGTAATGCCACAATATAGTGTCCGAATGATTCCAGTCGGAAAACAAATATTTGGCATCCGATGGGATGGATGCGCCATCGGAATACGCTTGAACATGTTTGAATGCGTAAATTTTGAATGGATCGGTCATCGGATTAATCCTCCAATACGGTCCGTGCACTCGATACCGCATCATCGGGGATGACCGATACCATTGTGCAACGGCAATTGATTACGTCACCGGCACCACCCGCCGGGTCACGCGGGAATTTCAAACTCGCACCCGTGATTTCGTTTTTCCAAATGTAATCGGATGGGACCACACCATCATTGCCAACGGTTTCGAAATTGGCATGACCCACACGGGCATCGGGGTTTGATCCCATATCACCCACATGGAACCATTGTTTGTTTACCTTGTCATAAACTTCATTCAACGCATCGTTGTTGGCTTGTAATCCCGCGGATACCGCCGTCAATGTTTCGGTTCGTCCGATGGTGAATGCTTGATCACCATACCGTTCGCCGAATTGGGTTTTGATGGTCGATGCGATTTGTTCGAATGTTTTGCCATCTTTCAATCCATCCTCAACAATTTGAACGATTTGTTCCGTTTGGTGTTCGTCAAACCCTTTGAATGATTCAATGTTGCGTTTGGCCAATTGTTCACGCCGTTTGTCCGCATCACGGGCACGGATCGCCTCCAATGCTTGTTCATCGGTCGGTGATATTTTATCCGATTGTTTGGTGGATTTGATTCGGTACAACCCATTGGACAACGAACGGGTTTGGGACATGGACAAATCCCACCCCTTTTCCATCGATTGATTCAATATGGGTAATGCCGATGTTTCATACACTTTCAATCGATCATCGGCGAATGAATCCAATACGGGTTTGACGTTTTTATCGTTTCGTAATGCACGGATGGCCGTGTCCAATGCCGCCGTTTGGTTGGCCTCCAGGGGTTTCATATATTTTTGGGTTTGTTGTTTTTCAATGCGTGATTGATTCGATGTTGCGTTTTTCTTGGACAACAACACCAATTGTTTTCGATCCTCCGCGGAACGATCAATGTTGGGATGGGTGTGGCCGTCATCCGTGGTGGGTTCAATCATCAACAAATCAATGTTGCCATCCACGGGACGCACACGGTGGGAATGGTCATCGGCACCCATTGTGGCCACCGTTTTACCAATGCCCGTTTTGGAATCGAATTCCGCCACATGCACATGTTTATCATCATCCGATGCCGGTCCGGTTTCGGTGGCAACCGTGCCACCCGTGGCATCACGCAATGATTTGGGTTCGGTGGCCGGTGCGGTACCGCCATCCAATTTTTTGATTTGGGATGCGAACATATTCCCGCGTGGATCGGATGCGGGCAACGGTTCCAATTTCACAATTTCACGTTGTTCATTCACCGTGGCAATATCATCCACGGCCTTGGCACGTTCGGCCCGTAAAAATATGGAACCTTCCACGGCTTCGATGTCCGAATAATCGGGCACCACCATGACCTCGCCTTTGTAAACATTTTTAAATAAATGGGAGTTGTTGTACCCGGCGGATATGAATGACGCCAATGGCATGATGGTGTTTTGCCACAATGCGGTTTCTTGGGTTTCCGATGTCGCACGGTTTACGTCTTGCACAATACCCACTTGGGATGCGGGCACACCCAACACGGCCAACAACGTCAACCGGTTTTCCCGCAACCCTTCCATGTGTTCCATTTCTTTCATCGTCAAACCGGAATTGACCCACTTGGCACCCTTGGGCAAAAACATGGTGCGCCACCAATTGCGTTTGCCCGTGAATGCTTGTTCGAACGTCCGCATCAACCGTTCCATGCGGGATTTGGTGATGTCCTCCGTGGTTTCGATCACACCGGCATTGGTGGCACCACGCAAATAAAACGCCATTTCAAATTCATGTTTGTGACGATCCAATAATATGGGACGGGCCGCCGCCACATACATCGACAACCCGTAAAATGGATTGTATGGGTTGGGCATTTTGTGTTGGATCACACGATCCCATGGCACCGAATGGGACACCCGGCCCGTGGCCAAATCATATATTTCCAACTTTTCGAATGGACCATTTTCGGCCAATTCCTTTCGTTGTTCGGGTGTTTCCGATTTACGCAATATGGATTCGGCGGATTCCACCGGGACATGCATGGAATATTCGTAATTCTCATCAAGGATTTCCCAGTAATTCCCACCCAACGTCAAATCCAAATACCCGGACCACCGTTTGTGGATACCATCTTGAATGGGATTGCCACCCATCACCACATCGTTTCCGGGGTGGGTTTCGTTCACTTCGTTGGTGGATACATTGACGATGCGAAACGGCACGGATGACAACGTGCGGGCAATCAATGATGATGTGGCATACACCCACGGTTCGGACCCATGCAACGCCTTGAGGCGTCCCACCGTGGCCCTTAAATTGAATTCTTGACCGAAATACCCTTGGTCATCGGTAAACCCATCCATCGGTTGGAAATCCGATAATGACAATGCCTTTTTTACTTCATCCTCAATGGCTTTGTTGACGCCTTGGGTTTGCACCATTTCCAACATGGACATCATATCGTCCACTTTGGTTGCCGGAATTGCCAAATTCACCGTGTCGTTTTTGTTTTTAAATGGCCACATTATGCGGTGTCCTCATCAAAATCGAAATCGTCATCATCGAAATCGTCATTATTGTTGTCGAAAAAC